CGCAGATATTGGGAGACGATAGAAGATAGCTCCGTTTTCCATGATTGCGTGAAACAAGATCGGACGACCTGTGATGCACGTAAGACCAAAGATAATACAGTCTTCAACTTCTCCATGATGTTTTTTAAGATCATATAAATACTCCCTTCTTATTTGTGAATACGTTACTGGTATGTTTGCATTTAAATAAGCCATAAATCATTTACATTCTCCCCAGTTAGAACCTGTTTTACAGTTAACTTTGTTTTTTACTAACAAAGGAAGTGTGTTCTCCATTACGTTTTTAATCGTTTCTTTTTCTTTATCATCTTTTATTGATAAACACAATTCGTCATGTATTTGTATTTGTGGCAAAATACCTTGCTCATAAAGATCAACCATGGCTTTCTTTGTCATGTCAGCTGCAGACCCTTGTATTAATCTATTTAAAGCTTTGTATGTAAACGCTGGTTTGTAATGATATTTAAAATCATTCATATAATCACTAGCAACTTTACCATTATATTTTTCTAATAGTTCTGCTTTAAATGCTGTCTTTGCTTCTTCTTCTGTTAAGATAGGTACTGGTTCAAATCTACCTTTCTCATTACTCCATTGTCTATCTCTTGTTTCCCACTTGTTAAATCTACAAAACCTATCTCCTAATGTGTAAAGTAGTTTATGGTCCTCAGCAAACTGTATTAATGTTTGTGATAGCTGTTGTACAAACGGAGCTTTTCTGTGGTAAGTATTAAATAATCTATTAGCTTCATCTCTTGTTAGATTTAATTCTTTTTGTAGTTTTATTTTACCCATACCATAGAAGAGTCCTAGGTTAATTGTTTTGGCCGTGTTCCGTGGTATGTTAGCCATGTCTGCTACAATCTGGTGAAAGTCAGCATCTTCTTTGTTAAACTCTTCTTGTAAATCTTCGGTCCCACTTAGCTCTAACTTTAATGCATAGTGTACAACGATCCGTGGTTCCTGTTGCGAGTAGTCAAAGCTAGCCCACTCACAATCTTCTTCCGGTACAAAAAGTTCTCTCATCTTTTTACCGATGTAACCTTTAGCTGGAATCTGTTGTAAGTTTGGATTAGACATAGAGAATCTTCCTGTAACTGTACCACCTTGATCAGATCTTATTTGATTTATATCTGCATGGATTCTACCGTTATGTACAAAGTTTAATAGACCTTCTACAAAGGCACCGTTTGCTTTATCGCATTCTCTTGCTTTAGCAATCATTCGTAAGAATCTATTAGAGTGTGTTTTTAAATAGTTCTTTGGTAGTTGTGGCATGCCAGACTTAGGAGTCTTTTTATAGTCTGTAATCTTTTGCTGATCTAAAAGTTTTTTGATTGACGCTGAAGCCCAGATATCAACGTGAATACCTGTTCGTGCTTCAATTAATTTTACTAGATTATCTCTTCTTTTCTCTAGAAGTTTACCAAATGCTTTTGCTTTTTGGGCATCAATTTTAACGCCTTTGAATTTCATGTCAACTAAACATGGGAATAATCTTGTCTCTAAATTAAATATATTTCTACAATTTTTTTCTTCATGTGTTTCTGAATTTGTGTATAATACTTCATCTAATTTTTTATCAAATATTCTCCACAGTCTTAACGTTAAACTTACATCTTGCTCTGCATAATCTTTTACTAAAGAGTATGGTAGCTTGTGCATATTACTCATTGGATCTTTAATACCAAACTCTAATAAAGATTTTTCTTGAAGATCATATTTGTATTTTGAATCTTGTAGATAATCTTTACTGATTGAATCTAAAGAGTATCTCATTCTTGTTTCATCTAATACAGATGCAGCTATCATTGTATCAAGAAGTTTTCCTTTTGGCATCTTACCTGTAACAGCTCTAATCCAACATACGTCGTACATTGCATTGTGAAATACTTTTGTTATCTTTTCGTTTTGAAAGATATGTTCATTTAAATAATTCCATGTTTCGTCTTTATCTAAATTATCTGTCATGGCGTGTTCGATTGGAAAGTACAGTGTTTGTTTATCTGTTGCGATTGCAATACCACAAACAAAACCTTCGCCTCTGATGGCCCCTGATCCGTGTTTCTTTAGCGATGGATCGTAGGTTTCTAAGTCAACGGCTACTGTATCTATATCTTTAAGATCTAAATCTTTTAATGATGGTGCACTACACATTGTCATAGTCCCTTTCTATAATCATCTCTATAAAGTGGATTGCTTTTAATAAATCTTGTTTCTTTCCCTTATCACGATGCCTGATTATGTACTTAATAGCACAGCCCTCCGGGTATAATAATTCGTTTTCGATTACAAACTTACTCGGCTGTATGACATACTTTTTATAATGTGATCCTCCAATTTGCTTTTTATATGCACTCATGTTTCACTCCTAATCTTTTTCTTGTTTGCGTTGCTAATGTCCAGCAATCAAAGATACCTCTGCTATATGCAGTGTATTTTAATCTAAGCTGGGTGTGGTAGTCTTCATCCCGATATAAACTTTCATCAACGATAACGTTATCGAAGGTTAACCCTTTTACATCGTGAATGTTTCCGTATTTAATTCTGATGTCTCCATCAAAATCAAAACCTTTTTTAAGAACTCTATTGATATAGATTAATCTGTCTGTATCAGTTTTAGTTCTAACTAAATCATATCTATCGTATTGTTTAGCTTCTTCTTTTAAGAATCCTTCTTTTATTAAATAGTCTGCTGTGTAATCTTTCTTAATCCAATCTTTAAAAGGATCTTTATCTTTTGATTTACCTCTTACAATTGCTTTGCTCCCCATGTAATCCCAAAAAGCTTTTATCTGTGTAAGGCTCATTGGTTCACCTGCAATAAACTTTGGCCAATAATAATGAGACTTTAATTCTTTCTTAGATACAAACGCTGAGTTTTTTACATGAGAAAACTCTAATGCATTAGCTTTAAAAAATTCTCTGACTCTTTTATCACCTGGAGTTTGTCTGTAAGTAAATAAAAATGTTTGATTAGTATTATCTATTTTATCAAGTAAATATCTTAATGCTCCTGATCCTGTTAAGTTTGGTAAATAAAATTTCTTACCGATGATTGTATCTCCAACTTTAAATCCTTCTTCTATCTTTCCTAGTTCTAAATGTTTGTCAGTATAAACAGCTGGTGTCCATGTTCTATCATATTCATAATGATTCCAAATAGGTTTTATAATTTCTTTACATAGAGTATTTATAGTTTGACCACATCGTTTACCGTTTTCTAATTCTTCTGCATCTTTTGATAGTTCATGAAAGTATTCTGGATCTGATCCTGAGAACTCAAAGATTGTTTGATCTGCATCACCTACCATATAAAAGTTTCCATCTTTTACATACGTTGCCATTTTAGTTATTGCTTCTATTTGTGGTTTGTTACTATCTTGGGCTTCATCAATAATAAGAGCATCTATCTCTGGTGTCTTTGCTTTAGTAATAAAGTCTTGAATCATATCCATAAAATCATAAACATGTTCTCTTTCTTTATAAGCGTCATAAATTTTTTTTAAATCCTGTATCATGTTGAAGTCATAAGGCTGATAAGCTTTTCTATCAGTCGTTTTATCAAACCAAAATTCTTTGTGCTTATCGTGATAACCATGACCGTGAGCATCGTTTAGAAATTTATAGAAAGCATGTTTCTTACTTAGATCATCAGAAGGATTTACTTTAACTCTATTGAATAAAGAGTTTTCTTTTGTAAGATTGATATGATCGTTATATCCAAATACTTCTTTACGTAACAATTTACTTTTACAATACTTATGGATTGTACATATTTTATATTCTAAAGCTTTCTTTCGCACACCTTTTTGTTTCATAATATCTGTCTCTAATATTACATCTCTTATTTCATCTGCGGCTACGTTAGTGTGAGATAGTATTACGATCTTGTCATGACCATACTTTTCTACAAACTCAAGATATTTATCTTTAATAAAGAAATTTGTTTTACCTGTACCTGGAGGGCCTGATATAAATTTAGGATTCATACGTTATCTGCTTTGCCTCCTCTACCACTTCGCCTTCAATATTTAGATCGTCCTTACTGATGTCATAATTTTTTATTGACCAATAAATACAAGATGCTCCATCATATTTACCGTGAATTTTTTTAGCTTCTAAAACTCTTTGTAATTTCAATACAAGATCAACTCGTTTCATATTTATCTTTTGAGATTCTAAGTGTGTTTCAAATTCATCTAAGTTAAACTGTATAGACCTTCTACCCATATCGTAATACGGAAGTTTATAAACGTATAATTCTTTCCTATCAGTAGATGCTTTCTTTTTTGAAATGTATTCTTTGAAGTATTTAATAAATTTTAAATCTTCGTTTGCTTCTTCTACATAGTTTTCTGATCTACCTCTTGCTTCAAATTTTGCTCGCATTATCTTTTCAAACTCTACTGGTTTCATCTTCGGAACCCATACAGAAGCTTGACTAATAACTTCATCATAAAACAAATGTTGTTTCATAAGTGTTGGACCAGTTACTATGATTTCAACTTGCTTCGGTTTATCATCAACAACTGCATTTACTTTTACAAGATATCTATTCTGTCCATATTCTATAATGTCTCCAATCGCAGCTTGACCTTCAACTGCTTCATTCGTAATACCTACCCAACTAAATAAAGTTTGAATAGCTGATACACTACAATCTCCAACAGATTGTGCAATTGTTGGCATTCCTAATTTTCTTTGTGCTTTAGCGTGTGATGTACCTTTGTTCTTTCTTTTCTCTGGGTCGTGATCTTTTGCTATTACAGCAATACGATAAATAAAATCATCGATGTCTTCAGGTTTCCATTTTGTATGATTTAGTAAAACTCCTGCTACTGCTGTACAGAAATTATCTCTGTCTCCTTTGTCAGGATAAATAATACATAGTGCCGTAGATAAAGCTAACTTACCTACATCCATTTGTAAGTCGCCAGTATATTCATGAATACCTTCAAAGTGTTCCCATTCAATAACTTCGTTTGTTGTATGGTATTTTGTTTCCGGTACTAAAGTATATTGTTTGATGTCGTGTCTTATCTCACAAAGCGTAGCCCCGTGAGCATACTTTTCATAAATTTTATGTAAGTCTTTTGGTAATATAAATTTTTTAGGCTTAGTTGTGCCAGCCCATAGATAATGATTTGTTGGACTATTCTTTCTTCCAAATATAGCACCACATTTTTTAATATAATACTTTGTAAAGTATTTTACAAAGTCATTATCAATATCTAAATCAATGTATTTGTCTAAACGTAAACCCATTTGTTTGTTTACGTGTTCTGATTTCCATTCTTCTTTCGTAATCTTAAAATTGATGTCTGACCATTTCTTAACCACGGATTGTTTCTTCTCACATGGTATAATGATATGATCAGTATCTAACCAATCTTCATACGTCTTTGGCGCGTTGTCATTCACTTTGTTCATAATATAAAGTGAGGCGGATCCAGTCTCCCATCACCGCCTCAGTTATCCCTGCAGGAACCTATAAATTTACTTTCCTAGCTTTAGGTGTTGCTTCAGTTTCTGGTTTAGCTTGAACTTCGCCTTTGCTTACGCTAGCTGCAAAATTTTTCGCTATCTCATAAACTGCTTTATCTTGAACTGGCCCAACTGTAGACACATCCCAACCAAACCAAGTTCCTTTGTCGTTAGACATCTGAACTGTTTTTAGTTTATAAATGTGGCTATATGTTGGCGGTGTGAATAAGCCATTCTTACCTTGCATTTTAAGACCCATCATCATTGAGTTCCATTTTCTACTCACTTTTAATTGAGTAGCTTTCATAGAAATCAAAGCTGTTGTTGGGCTTTTGCCTAGTAAGATTACAAAGTGATTAGCAGTATTCTCGATATAATTACCATTTGGTAATCTATCTTTATAAGACTTATCTCTTGTAGTCTTAGTCATGATATCACTGCTTGGCTCGTGTATTGCTACAGGAGCACCTTTGCTCTCACCTCTGTCTTGCCATTCTACAAGTTGTCTTTTGTAGTATACTGGCAACACATCTATCCCCTTATCACCATCAAAAACTTCGTTTGTGACAGTGTTGAGAATCATGCCTGGTTCTGCACCTTCGACATATTTCCCATCCCTTTTATTTACTTCAGGGGACAGTTGTCCTAAGACTTTCAGAAACGGTAACGCAAGATCTTCTTGCGCCATGTTCTGAGAGCCAGCATTTGCATCTGCTTCGAATAAATTCGTAGCTAACGCACCTGCATTTTCTTTTCTTGCTACTTGTGACATGTTTATTTTTTCCTTTTTATTGTGGTTTTACTTTCAGTGTAAACACCGAAAAGTTCCGTTGGCATTTCTTTACCTGCCTCGATACGCTCACGGACTAACGCTTTCAGAGTCATTGGCTCAACCTTCATCTTTTGTGTCGGTTGTAGCCCTTGACTCTTCGCAAGTTCGGCATAATCAGCCGCCTTGTTATCTTCGTTGGTACCAAAGGATACGGATATCTCGTTTTTGATTATATCCCCTAGACCATTGTTACGAAGCCAGTTATACGCCGATTGTTTATTCGCTTCAGTAATGTGCGCTTTATACGACGTTGAAACTTTTATTGAAGATCCATCTTGAAGTCTTAGTTCTGATAATCCCATTTCAGAAAGCATTGTTGGTATAACTTCACCAGATAATCTTTCAAATTCTTTTTTCTTTTCCTTCAACTGTTTTTCAGTTTCTTTTATTGTAGAGTCTATTGACTCTAACAATTGTACCTGTTCAGCTAAAGATTTTATATTATCAGTCTTACTAATAATATCTTCTTTATCTTGTTCAAAATTAATTTGACTCATCTATTTCTCCTTTATTATAAATGTCTATCTCAATTGGATAGTATCTTCTTTCTTGCTTATCCCACTTTAATAAATTGTATTTACCATTTGTCAAGTCTGAAACTATACAACAGGCAACACCTATTAATGCAGGATCACCAGTTAATAATAAATAATCTTTTTGTCTAAAGTCTTTCAATAATCTTCTTAACTTTAAGATCAATGGTCCAGGTGAAAATATCATTTGTGCTCTTTCATCTAATAAAAATTTTATTTTACCATAACCAGTTGCACCCATAATATTTATTTTTGGACGACCATCTCTTGTACCTGCAATCTGTTGCAATACATATACGATAGCTTCACTATCTTTTTTAACATCTGAATAATTTATTCTTTCTGGCATTGACAAAAATATAAGCATTATTATATAACATGTCAATAGAAAGAAGATATAAATATGAATTATAAATTTAAAACAAAGCCGTATAGGCATCAAATAACTGCGTTAGAGAAATCTTGGACTAAAGAAAGCTATGCTTACTTTATGGAAATGGGTACGGGTAAAACAAAAGTTCTCATAGAT